CACCTGATGGGGCCTCAGTCGCCGCAGGTTGCTCTGTGGCGGCCTGTTGCTGTTGCTGGGCCGTTACCCTCTCGACATACGGCATTATGTACTGGTCGGCGTACTGTGGGTTCTTTGCCCGGGTAGCTACATCGAGGTAAATTGCTTCGACAGCTTCGACTGGATTACCGGCAAAAGTTTTAAGGGCCTTATTAAGACCTTCTAGTACCAAAGCTTTGGTTTGTGGATCTATAGATGTGTCAGCATTTACAGCTGCTTGTAGCTCAGCGTTAAAAGCTTGGTTATCCGCACGTCCTTGCTCACGTTGCATGGCAGCCCGGGTCATTATAGTCGGACCACCGCCTCCGGCTGCCTGGATGGCTAACTGGTTTTGTGGGTTAGCACGTGGGTAGGTATCTGGGTCTGAATCAGCCAGGCGGTTCATTACCCGAATAAGAGATGATAGGCCACCCTCGCCTTTTTTACCGACAGTGCCGCCCTGGCGAACACTAGCAATGTAGTCAGTAGCAAACCTGCGGATTGCTTCAGGGTAGAAATTGCTGTTGCCAATCATGGCTGCAACATCGATAGCTGTCTGCTTGTCGAAACCGGTAGCATCCTCAAGCTGAGCTTGTGGGCTAGGGTTATTTGGATTAGCAGATGGTGGTGCGTCAATGGAATCCAAGAACTCAGCTGTCTGACGTTCTTCGTTGTTTACCCGGAGTGCATCACGCTCTGCGTTTGCTGTAGCTTCCTGGTCCTGATCCCGGAGGCTAGGCTCTGTTGGGACCTGGATGCCTGGGTTGGCTTGGTTCTCACGCACGTAACGCGCAACACGGCTTCTACGGCCTGTCATGGCGTCTACAGCGCGACCTGCGACCGCTGGTAGGATAGATAAACCAGATGTACCAAATGCTCCTAAGGTAGAGATAGGCGCGGCAACGGTTCTTCCGATGTTATAACGTCCGTCTGTATCTAAAGGGTTCAGAACGTCAAAGTATTGTGACAGACCACCTTTTAGCGACTTATTAGCAAGGGAAGATAGTTCGTTAGATTTACGCATCAAGGAAAGTAGGCTGGCACCTTCTTCAGTACCCGCTGTTAACTCTTCGATGACTTCAAAATCACGTGGATCTACACGGCTTTTTACCTTATTTTTGGCCTTGCGCTTCGCATTGTTTGCTTGAACCTTTTTCAAAGCTTCGATACGTGGGTCACTATCATCTATCTTAAGCCGTGATTTTAACTCATCAATTTCAAAGTCAATCTTACTTCCATAGTCTGAGTGTAAATCATCAATAGCGGCTCTGGCACCTACCTCTGACCCAGTATTGACATCGTTGATGTCGTAGCCTTGGGTATCAGAGAGTTCCTTTAGATCTCTCGCAAAGTCAGCAGCTGCTTCGGAATCATTAGAGATCTTTGGGGCCGTTGGGGCTGTTGCTACGTTCTTAATACCTTGGGCTGCGGCAGTGGTTGTATCTATCGCTGCCCGGGTTCCTCCACCCATGGAAGATCCTAGAGCGAATGAATCTGTAAGACGATCAGCAACTTCTGTTCCAGTAAAGTCTCCCCCCTGGACGGCTGTACCAGCCATAACTGCTGCGTCCTGGGCTGTTTCTGTGAGGCCCTCACCGCCAGCTGCTTTTCCAACACGTTTTGTGAAAGCTTTAGCTGCTTCACCAAAACCCTGTTTGGTAAGCTCTTCTGCTACTTCCCCGCCGGTCATTGTGGCAAGCTTATTGACTGGAATAACCTTACCCGCACCAAAACGATCTAAGAAACCAACCAAAGCACCAATTGATGCTGCAATCTTTGGATCATATGACCCGGTTTTCTCTTCTGTGTCTAAAGCTGATTCACCTGTCGCCATCAGCATTGTGCCGCCTGTTACAGCTGCGCCAGTGCCGAATGTCAGCCATGCAGGTGCGCCTAAAATAGCCCCTGCGGTAACAACTGCGCCACCAGCAATAGCGGCTCCACCGCTTGGTGCTGTTTCTAGTAACTTCTCGCCTAATGCTGGTAAGAATGTACCTTGGTTGTAGTTTTCACGAAGTGATCCAGGGTACTGTGGTTGATAACCACCTTGGGCAATGTCACGGTCTTGGTTCTGCACTTGCCGTGTACCATAATCTGCAATGGTATCAGAGCCAATCAGGCGTCCACCTGCTTCAATGCCTTTACCAACCATTTTCTGCATATTATCTATGCCGTAGGCAAAAGCACCATCACGGTCTTGGGGTTGATTATCTAACTCAGAAAAGGCTTTTGCTACCGTATCGTATTCCGGTGTGCCTTTTTTAGACTGGTTAGCAACTAGCCAATCAGCGAAGGCATTCAGATCTTGCTGAGACATTGGTTCTCCAATCTTAGAGGATTAGCGTTGTGAGATAATAGCGCGGGCTGCGTCTAAGTTACTGGAGGCAGCTTGATTACCTGCTGCGGCCTGTCCTGAAACGGTCATGGCGGGAATTGGTAAGCCATTTATCCGGGCATACTCAATTTGCTGTTCGCGGATAGCTTGTACAGAAGCTTGATAATGTGTTTTGACACGGCGTAAGTTCTTTAAGAACTGCTCTCGAGATTGTGACTGACGTAAAGATCCTAAAGCTGAGTTCAAAAGGGCCAATTCCTTTTCAGAGATGGAACCCAAAGCACCGCCAGTAGGGCTATCGTCTCGCATCTTTTGCAAACGCTCAAAACCGATACTCGATACAATCGTATCAATGTTAGAGGCAACATCGTGGGCTGGAGAACCGGCCACATAAGACATTGCTGTCCCAATCGCCCCAGTAACATTATCGAAAGGCCAGAAGGTGTCGTTCCCACCCTCTTCAACTTGAGCAAAGATGGTGTCAATGGTATCGAGGACAACGCCGGTATAAGGAGACTGCTGAGGGGCTGCGTTTGTCTTACCTTTTTTAGCTTTCAATTCAGCTAGACGATATTTCTCGAGACTAGCTCTTTGCATGTCATTAATTGCGGCATCTTCCCTACCCATGGCAGCCATCTGTGCGGCTGGGCCTTTATCCATCGCACCAAGACCGGCGGCACCCATGCGAACCATGCGTTCTGCAAAGTCGATGTTTTGGTTGGGTGGTGTGATAGACAACGGTGTCTGGGAGCGTGTGTTATTAGTGTAGCCAGGGTTAGCCAGGATGCCCTGGGACTGTGTTTCATTACTTGGCATGGTCAAAGCAGGGTTAGTGGCTGCTGTGTATTGGTCCTGGAATGCTTGTCGTGCGTCACCCTGCCGGGCCATGACGTCATCAAATGTTGCCGGTGCGCCATCATACTCTGCGACAGGGTATGGGTTAGCTTTAAGACGCTCCATGTCAACTAAAGGGATTTGATCAGCATAAAAACCATCAGGGGCTAGAAAGCGGTTTGCTTGATCAGTCGCATCTTTAAGTGATAAGCGTCCATCAGCTAAGGGACCTGAAATTGATGGGTGACCACCGGGAGGGACTTTGTCATAAGGCATATCGGGACTTTCTCCATCTGCTGCCGCTATGGCCTGAGCAATCATATCGTCAGACAGAATGTCGCGGTTCTTGTTCTCGAACTTGGTGATTGACCGCATGAGCTTTGGACGCATGTTTGCGATGTCAATCTCTTGATCTGGGTCCACGCCAAGATCATTGGCTACATAGTCAATGTAACTACCTGTGGGGTTGTTGTCGGAAGGTGGCGCATAGCCGGTCATAAGTTCCCGAACAGTCTTGACGCCACGCTTGGACTTTGTGTGAAGATCCCTGGCTAAAGCCCTGGCTCCATTGTCCATGGTGTCGTAGATGTCATAACCACCTTTGCCCTGCCCGGTTTTACCCTGGAAGTCGTCAAAGGATCTCAGGTTGCCTGGGTTGTTGTTACGCTGCCCTACAGTAGGCTTAACGCCCTGCCATAAGGGTGAGTTAACCATTTGTATGAGGGGCATCGGCTTTGTTGGATCATATAAGACACCAGCCATATCAATGCACCCTTTCTATCAGAACGATGGGTCGTAGCCCGGTCCAGAAGGCCAATAAGTGGCACCAGGACGCTGTTGTTGCTGGGGTTGGTTCATGTAATTTGCAAACTGGTTACCCCAACCACCACCCATCATTGCGCCATTGATGGCAGACATCGTTGGGTCAATGTAGTTAGGCGTGATTTGACCAGGGCCTTGAGGAGCATTGTTTAAGATACTCGCGTTAAAATTACCGTACTGGTTCATCATAAAGTCACGGTCTTCGTTGAAATTGGCTTTACCGTCATTGTACTGGTTCTGGAGATCTTTCTGGAAAGCAGATCCAGAGTTCAGCATGTTACTGATGCCGTTGAAGCCGGTAGACATACCAGTACCAAAAGCACCCGCCATGCCAGCATTTGCACCCATAGCGTTACTGAAGTCAGTGTTTGACTGACCAAGGGAACGCCTCATCAGGTTGTCTTCAACACTTGCTCTTGTGTCGGCTTCTAGCTCTGAGTTACTACGGCGTAGTAGAGCTTCAGCGACACCCGCTCTGGAACTATTCATGTTACCGGAGCCTGATGCGCGGTTGTTATTACCGGTCAGCTGTACTTCGTTTAAGTTACGGTTGGCACCACGCATGGCAGCATTTACCAAAGGGTCGCTATTGTTTGCCGCAAAGTTCATGGCGTTGTTCATAGCGTTACCAGAAGATGCCTGGTTATATAGGTTGTTGTAGTTGTTCCCGAAGCCAGCGGCACCTGCTGCAAGGTTGCTACCGTAGCCGAAACCGGTGTTTCCGAAGTTCTTTTGGTTGTTTAAGGCGGCAACCTGGTCTGGGCTTAAACCGGCGTAGGTTGGATTACCCGCGCCACTGTACGTACCCATATTTAATGCATTGTCGAGACCTGCTGCGCCACCACTATACATATCCGTAATAAAAGGACGTGCGTCATTGTATGGACGCATCTGCATATCTGTTGCGTACTTGCTTGCACCCGCCTGTTTCTTGGCGGCACTATTACCAAAGTATCCCCCAATAAGGGAACCGCCGATTGTTGCTGCTGCTATCCATGCCATTGAATCTTCTCCAGTTCTTTGTAGAACATCTTCATGTCCGGCTCTTCCATACCTAAGGCGGTGTAGGTCTCTGATATGACCTCATCCTCGATATCCTCGAGAGCTTCTTCTTGTGTGTGTTTTGTTAGATGTATTGTGGTTAGGATAGAATCCTCTAAGGCATGAAACGCCCTCTTGGCACCTAGAGGCGACAAAAACGTGTGAGGTGCTTCCATGATCTCTTTACCGAACTCAGACACCACTGCGACCTTCCCTTTCAAGAGAAAAGCCAAGTGAGCATGTCTGTGTAACTTACCAACGATAGTTACGCCTTTCGGCATCGTAAGTTCTCTGGCGTATGTGCCGCAGCCATATTCTTCTATGGGTGGAGCAAAATGGTGTACGACAGGACATTGGTCCATGGCGTCAACAAAGTCACCAGACGCAATACCCTCAACGATACTAGCTTCTAAGGCTGAGACCGCCGCTCTCATCTTTATGTCAGTCATGTACTTTTAAACTAGGACCCAGGTAGTGCCATTATAGATATAAAGGCCATCCCCGGAACCTGGGTTCCAAGGGGATACAGCATACCTGACCATGCCCTTTACTGGCTGTTCTGGGGGATCTTCGGTCACCTGGATGGCTGCTTGACTTAGAGACCTAACGGAACTCTCGATCCGTTGTAGCTCATCCTGGATGTATCTTTTGATACCCTCATCTAACACTGGGTACTGGGTTCTGACGTAAGGCTGAACAAGTAGGTTGGTCTTATCACTTAAGGCCATTATCTTGCTCCTGTCGGTGTGATCTCCAAGTCAAACCCTGAGATCTCGAAGTCCTTGTTGTCGTTAAGTGTCACGCGATAGCTTAGGTAACGACCGGCTGCCCGGCTGTCGATCTTATGGTCTGCCGCTATATCGAAGACTGCCAGGTTAGAGTAGTTAGGGGTCGCGTTAGGTAAGTCAGACGCACCAAACTCAAAGTTCAATGTGGTGTCTGCCGTGTTAACTGTGTAGGCCTGAGGATAGATCCTGGTCACTACAGTATACTGACGCACCGCTGATCCGGCTTCATCTAAGTCTAGCCCGGTTCTCTCCAGGTACACAGGCTTGGTAGCCTCAGTATCCAGCTGGAAAGCTATCTGCCCTGCATCCGACAAATCAATACCGTAGAGCTTATCTGAGGTAATACCGTCAGCTGTTAAGGTCTCACCGACCATAAGGGTATGCCTGGCGAAGCTATCTTGCTGCTGGTAGTAAGTACCACCAGTGAGGGCATATGTTCCAGTACTGGTGTTATAGGTTGATACAGAGTTGACGTTAGCAATTGTGCCTGAACTTGTGTTTGGCAAGTCCATGAAAGACCATGTGTTGTTACGGTAGTTGTAGACGGCTGCCCGGTTGCATCTTTCAGCGTTAGGAAAGTTAACGAATTGATCACCGGACTGGTAACAAAAGTAGATTTCGTTCAATGTTGGGTTATGCTGAACATAGCAAACATCGGACGCTTGGTTGTTTAAGGTTGAGAACACAAAGTTCTTTACCCGCTCATCACAGATACTTTGTTTAGATGTCCCATCGTGCATGTAGATATCGAAGGCATCGAAGACGTAATGTTTACCTTCGACCTCAACAACACAGTTCTGGTTGATGATGCCAACATCTGTGAATAGCTTGCGGAAGTTAAAGATAAACGTGCCGCCAACGTATTCCATCAGCCAAACCTGGTCATTGGAATAGATTACAAAGTTAGATCCTAAGGTTTCACCATCGATGATCTCAGTCTTGGTCTGCACCAGGTCATTGAAACCAGCGGAGACTGTAGGGTCGGTGTCATCCCAAGATCCTGGGTATTGGTTTGCTAAGGTTAGGTCCGACCACCTCACCCGGGAAGGAAATGCGTTGGCACCCTCACTCATGTTGAGGCCAATCAGAAAGTCACCGAATGACCTCAGTGAACTACAACGCCATGAGGCATCCCAGTTGGGTAGGTCAGCAAAGTTAGTCCCGGACGGCCCCCGATACACTGGTACGCGGTCTGGACGGTTAACGTAGGAGACGTCAGCAAGAGAAGTGCCTGTGTAAGGCCGTGGGTCTGATGAGCCTGTGATGGAACCACTTCTGTTGGTGACACTGCCAGCCCCATATTCATAGATGGCCCATGCATCCGACACCATCAATACCGTGTCGAAACCATTTGCTGGCACGATGCCATAGGTAAATCGTGGAGAGAAACCTAGGGTGTCTTTGATGTTACGAAAGATAGGCGCACGTAGAACCTTGCCTTCATCGAAACGCACGTTGAAACCATGGTTAAATGCGTTGATGGGGATGTTGTAGCTACTGACGTCACTGATGACACCTGCGCTGCCTAGGTCACGGATAGGGAGTATAGCCATGTAAGGTTCTCCCTTTTCTAATCTGTGAGACTGCTGTAAGCCGGTATTGCTTGGTGTGTAGACACAAGCCACTGATGGACTTCAGCCAACTGAGGGTTGCCCTCGTAATTCATGACAGTCCAGTGAGGCTCGTTCTGACCTTCGTGGGTCTTGTTGACCTCGAAGAGAGCCACCGTGTCATCGACATCCATAACCTGAGTGACTGCGGTAATATCAATAGCCATTAGTTTGTCCTCGCAATGCCTTGGAGAGCCGCCTGACCGTAGGTGTAGCCTGTGCTGCTGCCACTGTAGTAACCGCCGATTGTCACTGTGTTATTGCCATCATATGAGCAGTAGATACGAAACTGCTTAGAGCCGTACTGAGGGGCTGTAGCAGAAGCCGCTGAACCAAATGTGCAAGCGATGATGACAGTATCGTAGCCGCCGTAAGACCAGCCTGAAGGCCAGCCGCTAGTAGCCCTAGAGCATACAACGAAGGTATCTCCAGCAGATAGAGTTCCGAGGTAGGTTGAGACACTGAAGCTGGCTGATACTGGGTTAGACCATGCAGTCTTAACTGGGCTTGTGCCGCCGCTGTAATAGGTGGTGTATACGTTGGCTACATCGCCTGAGTAGTAAAACCCAAGTCGCCTGAGTGATGTTCCGGCAGGGTAGTTTGGTAACGACATACCAGATATGCCAGTGCCGTAGTTTGAATAGGAGATGCCTCTGGTTACTAGCCCTGCGCCATCACCATATTCACTGATACTGATTGGATGACTGCCTCCAAACTCTGATTGTAAGTCGGAGAACTTGAGTGGCCCTGATTTTGCGATACCCATGACTAGATACCTGAGAAGGCTGTGATGTCATCTTCTACGTCCAGCGCACCCGCTGCTGTAATCCGTAGCTTCACATCGCCAGCGTAGGCAAACGACAAGTTATTGGAGCCGTCAATGGAGATAGTCCAATTGCCGAAGGCTATGGATTGACCATTGGTGTCTAGTTGACCACCGAGTTGTGGGGTCGTATCGTTCACCAGCGCGGTAGAGATACCACCGATCTGGGACTGGATGTTACCAGTGATACCTGAGAGGTGGTTGATCTCTGTGGTTGTCGCTGTGACACCATCGAGGATGTTTAGTTCAGCTGTTGTAGATGTTACACCATCTAAGATATTCAGTTCCGCTGTAGAGCTAGTGATGCCATCGAGGACGTTAAGCTCTGCCTGGGTGGCTGTAATAGCACCGGTTATGCTTGGAAACGTGGTTTTGATGGTAGACTTAATTAGACGCATGTGGTCGTCAGCCTGGGCCAGACCATCGGTTGCGACAGGATTAGTGACAACTAAGCCATTAATGTAGGTGGCGGTTTCTAAGGCCATGACGGTTCCTTTGGTTTTCTGGAGATAACCCCTGCAAGTGAAAGACGGACAACAACAACAACAACAAAACCTTTAGTCCTTGTTTTTGAAATTGATGTTATTCATATGCCCATGGGGGCCTGAAAGCCCTGGTATGGGACCCTAATCGCCTGGTCACCCTGGTAAGCTACTGATATCGTTAGATACTGGTGTAATCTGATAAGGTATCAGATGACAAAACGATGCATGGTCAGACGTCAGACATTAGGCATTAGTTGCCCTTCTGAAATTTAAGCGGATGGGGGTCGTTTCTTTAAAGAACAAATCGGGACGTGTAACCTAAGTCAACTAAAGCCAACCTAAGCCAACCAATGATTGACCAATGATTGACCAATGTCTGACCAATGATTGACCAGTGTTGACCAGTGTTAACTGGCATCAGCTTTAGCTGACTTAAGTTGACTTAAGTTGGGCTATGTTATCTGAGGTATACACAAGTAATACCCGGGGATATTCCGTAGCTCCTTAGGGTGGACTAATTAACTCTACTAATTAACCCTATTAATTAACCCTAAAGATGATGCTTGCTTCATCGACTTAAGTAACTATACATATACCACGGTTATCAGGGGTTGCACTCCAAGACACCTTGATGTGTCGCTATGCTGGAGGCACCCCTGGTAATCACCCTTAGTCCTGAGATCTACGACCACCTGACACGTCATACAACGGCCTGTTCCTATACTCAGGTGGAAGCTTTGCTTTGATGGCCTCGATGGCACATGGCGCACATGTGTAGACACCCGCGACATAATAGTATGCATCGTTGACCTGGCACGTATCACACTTACTGGATTCAGTCATACTTCGCATGGCTGGTCCTCAGTGTTGATCGTAGTTGTTGGTCTTGTCTGAACTTATAGACATCAGCCCAGTGAGGTTGACCCCGGGCTGACTTGGTAGGTTTGATCTCACGTCCCCATGGGTCTTTCTCAGGGATCTCAAGCAGAGCAAGTGAATCCAGGATGTCCTGGTACGTTGGCACCCCACTCATGACGCAATATCCACGATCTCACATGCACCACTGGTACATGCTAAGGTCTGGCTGCCGCTGGTGTGATCTTCCTTCTCGTATAGAGACAAAGCTGACCAATCAATAGAGACAGGCATCTTCTGCTTCATGTCTGCATACTCAGCAGCACTACACTCCTGATAAGGAGCTTGAGCATAGGTATGATCTGAGTGAGGCAAGAAGCTGATACCAGAACAAAGGTCGAAGTTCTTATAAACCCATGAACCCACTTCCATCCACTCATAATCTCTTACTGTGACAGTTACTGAGGGCTTATGTTCGCACCATACTTCAGCGTAGGTTTTCCATAGTTCCAGCTGTTCAATAGCCGTCATAGCATTCCGTGTTGTTGCACTCGCTGGTGATTTAGTTGGAAAGCTAAACACTGTCGTTGCGTCAGGCTTCATCACATCAGGTTCAGATGGTATTCCTACATCCTTTAGGAATTGTGTCAGAGGGTCTTTATTGTCACCCCGGACTGTTCTAATGTAATAGTCTGAATGCCGTGCATGGATACCACTGGCACTATCAACTAACTGACTAACTGTACCACTAGGTTTAACACACGTGATAGCAGCAGACGCCTCGATACCAAAACGACCCGAATAGTCTTCATTTACATCAATGGCTACCTGCTTCATCTCAGCAAGCCACTTAGGACTGTCTATGTTCTTACCAAGAACAGGATGATCCATGATGCCTGTCAGGGACACACCAAGCAGTCGTTCTTCTGATGTGTTCTTAGTCCAGATAGGTCTGAGGTATGGCATTTTAGTGAAGGTTGATTGAATTGTACCAAGTATAGTTGCCAGTCTGACTTTACGTTTTAGTGACTTTAGGTCGTCTGTTTCTCGAACCACAACTTCCGTCAGATTACAGAACTGGTTGCTTCTCAAGATGATCTCACTGCAAGGGTTAGTTCCCCATGCATATCCTGTCTCGCGTCTACCGTTCTTAGCTACATGGGCTTCGGCTGCTACACGGCTGAAGATGCCACGCTCACCGGACTTGGATTCGACCAAGGCAAGCCACTCACGCAAGAAGGTCTCACTGTCAGGCTTCTCTGTGTAACAAGCTGAGTTATTAGCTAAGGCTCGTTGTGGTTCGTTCTCCCACCAACTTCCTGACTTAGCATGTGACATACGTGTGTCGCTAAGGTTAGACAGGCTGATCATGGCTGATCGTCTGACACCACCGACAACCACGACTTCACCAATCTTACACATGATGTCATGGCACTCGATGCTGTTGAGCTTTCGCCCCAATGCACCTTTGAACTTGGCTACAACGAAATTAAACAGGTCGTTCAATGGCTCTGGTCCACTGGCTCTGCCACCAAATGTCTTGAGGCGGCTACCAGCAGGTCTGATCTTGTCTAAGTCCCACTTAGGTATGTCACCAGTATAGAGGAGACTGATGAGCTTCCTGAGAGCTTTAGCCCAGCCTTCTTTGCTGTCTTGTACGACAATGACATCCTCAGACTGACCAATGGTGTTTGGTATCTCAGGTAACTGACTGATCGCCTGACGCTCTACTGAGAAGCCTACACCAGTACCACAAAGCAAGATGAACATGGCTTCATCAAAAGCCCTTGGGTGATCGACAGCAACATATGAACAGTTATAGATGCAGGTGTTGTCACGATCTGCTGCTACACCTGCTGTCATCAAAGCCCTCATCGAAGGCATTACTTCTAAGCCTAGGATCGCCTGTTCGAGTTCTTTCCATTCATTATCTTTGATAGCGTTTGGGATCTGGTATTGTAAATAATCTATGTAACGATGAACAGTCTCATCCCATGTTTCGCGGCGGCCCTTCTCCTCAATCCACCTAGCATAACGTGATGTTGCAATGAATGTTTGGTAGTCGGTAGGTAGATAATTACTGATCACTTGGGTTTCTCCCGGAAAGTTGGTTCAAGCGCATTTCGCAGTAACGAATGGCTTTGTTGATATCGTTGATTTCGGATTGGATAGGATCTTGCCCGGGATACAATTTAGTACCCGCCCGGGCCACGTACTTGATGACGTTGCCAGCCCAAAAAGAAAGCCTGTTGGACATAATGAAATCCACAGGCTGATTGGTATGTTGGGTGTAATGTAATGGGGTCTTGATGAGGTCTGGCTCTTTAACCATGTCCTGGATCTCATTGACCTTGTCTTTCATCCATTGCTCATGCCGCTTCATGACTTTTGGTCTCCCCAGTAAATAGGATTGGCTTAAAGTCCTGGGCGTCCCAGTCAGTCCACCTAAGGATCCTGGCAAGCCTTGCCTGGACCAGGGCGTCTTCACGTGTCTGCCCGGCTTTGATGTAGGCCTGTTCGACCAAAGACCACACTGGACGGCTGCCTAAGAGCTTCTCAGCTGTCTTAGGCCCATAACCTTTGAGGCCTGGGTAACCGTCAGTCGTGTCGCCGGTCAGCGTTTGCATCAGGAAGTTGTAGTCAGCTTCAGCCTCAGTGATGGTCATAAGCTCATCGGACATAGGCCGGTATAGTCTGCCCGGGACTGTCTTTAGGTCCTTGTCATCACTGACCATGATTGCCTGGTCCTGGTTAGGCGGCATCGTAGCGAAGATGCCCAGGACGTCATCAGCCTCGAGACCAGGCAGCGTGATGCAATCATACTTACCCCTGGCCCACTCAACCATGGCAGGGTATCCCAGGGGCTTCCTGGTCTTCTTCCTGTTGGATTTATAGTTGGGGTAGACGGTCTTTCGGAAGTTCACTTGATCTGAGATACACAAAGTGACCTTATGGCTGTTCAGACGCTCTTCAATAAACGCCAAACGGTCTTGGAACATGGCCTTAGCTTCTTTGAGGTCTGTAGTTAACGACCATACATCGTCACCCCAGTCTGTTTCCTCTTCAGCTGCGCTACATGCTTGGTAAAGTAAGATATCCGCATCAACCAAAATCATGTTCAATCTCCGACATAAAAGCTGCACCCTGGTCGTTGACCATCCAGGTGTTACCCCAGACGCCTAAGACGATCTCAGTTGTGATAAGGCCCTCAGTGGCACATATAGCGACCACCTCTGCGTTATCCCTTGCGAACTTAGATTTACATTTGAAGCCCTTGTGCCAGGCTTCCCTGCACACTTGGTACATCTTCATTAGGCCCTCTTCGGCACTACCGTCAGAGCCAGGATCAGTGGGTATTTGCCCAAGTTGTCCCGATGGTTGCATCGGCGGCGACTGGGATGCGGAATCCAAAGCTTTCTCCAGCTTTTTCCGCGCTTCTTCTAGCGATATTACAGACATCCTGTTCGCTTCCTTTCTTGACTGAGATTTGGAGTTCGTCATGTACCCAAGCGATGATCTGTGCATCGATGCCCTGGGCTTTGATTTCTTGATCAACCAGGCACAACCATTTCTTGCAGATCAGGCCACCTGCACTTTGCAGCAGGGTATTGAGGGCAGCATGTGCGCTTCGCACCTTAACCTGGCGACCATCGAGGCCTTTGATAAACCCACGCTTTGAGGCTTGCTCTACAGCCTTCTTTAAGGTCCTAAAGGCAGGTATTGCTTCCATGAAACGCTCTTTTAGGAGCTTTCCTTCTTTGGCACCTTTGTCGATGATGGATCCGATCTTGGCGTCTCCGGCTCCGTACAACAGTGCGAAAATGAAGGTTTTCGATTGATCTCTCGTGTCGAGACCTGCCGCCTTCTGGTTTGCTGTATGGATGTCGCCATCCAGGATTTCTTTCGCATATGCACCTCCATCATCAAGAAAATGGGCTAGGCATCTCAATTCGAGACTCGAAAGATCCGTACCAACCAGGGAATACCCAGGGTCAACCGTGAATAACTCACGGCACTGCTGACCCCATGGCAACCTGGTTGCAGGGACCTGGGCTAAATTTGGAAATCGATGAGATGCACGGCCTGTCACAGTACCGTTAGAAACAATTGAGTGCCGCAGCTTACCGTCAGCATCCACTCTTTTGAGCCAGGCCTGACCACCTTCCGCTAATTGACCTAGGCGTTTGGTCAACAGGAATAGCTGAGAGAGCTTTTGCGCCTCAGGGTAATGAAGCTCACCCAGGACCACGTCATCGATGATAGCGTGACCTG